TTAAAGGAAGAAAGCAGACTGCCGCGGCGGCGCGCGGGTATCGGGGTAAAGCCAGGGGAAAAAGTGCCAGTGGCTGACCGCCTGACGCGGCGGCTTAAGGCGAAGCCGTTGCAGCACCACGCAGAGCAGGACGATCAGCGCCAGCATCATGCCAGGTACATGCGCTAACAGCACGCAGTAACCGCACGCTTCCGCATGGTCGACAGGCATCGTATGCGGCGTATCGCCATGATGCGCGTCCATCGACATCATGCTCATGTCATGATGCATGCCCGGCATGGCACTCATGGGATCTTTCTGCAAGGAGACGGATATAAGCGGCGCTACCACGATCAGCAGGATCGCAAACAGCGCGGTCAAGGCCGCTGCGCGTTTCCAGGTGTGCTGATGCAGTACGTTGCCCACTTTCCCTCCATTCAAGAGGCAAGCATTGTAAATGATTTATGACAAAAGGGTTAATGCGAGAGGTGCGATGCGATAAAAAAAGGGCCGGCCTTTCGGCCAGCCCTTTCTAACAGGATGTCGCTTAAGCGAATCTTAGTTCAGACGCTCCTAATAACACCCCTTCAAAAACATAGACTTATCATATAAAACAACTAGTTAAGTTAATTTTTAATGCAGCGAATTGTAGTGTTATGCAATCTCTGCCGCCATATTGTCGCCAACATAGAGAGAAAGAGGATTGAGAGAAACGGCTTGTTCTAAATGGTCAGGAGCAAAGTGCGCGTATCTCATTGTTTCGCGAATGTTGGAATGCCCGAGGATTTTCTGCAGCACCAGTATGTTTCCGCCGTTCATCATAAAATGCGCACCAAAAGTATGTCGCAGAACGTGCGTCTTCTGCCCTTCCGTCAGTTCGATATTCGTGAGCTTGAGCATCTTTTTAAATTCCTGATAGCAGGGTTTAAACATTCTGCCCTGACGTTCGGCTAACTCGTCATACAACCATTTAGGAATGGGGACGGTGCGATTCTTCTTGCCTTTGGTTTTTGTGAAAGTCAATTTGCAGGGTGCGAGCTGTGGCCGCGTTAATCTCTCAGCCTCACCCCATCTTGCGCCGGTGGCAAGACAGACTTTGACAATCATCGTTAGATCCTCTTTGCCGTATTGCTCGCAGGCTCGAAACAGCTCAGGGATTTGAGAAAGAGTTAGCCAGGACATTTCTTTCTCGGCCTCTTTGAATACGCGAACCCCTTCCAGTGGGTTGGGTAAACTCCACTCCCCTAACCGCCGCAACTCATTAAAAACAGCTATAAGATATTGCTGTTCACGATTCACGGTTATGGGTTTGGCGACCCATTTCGCCGGGTCTTTATGATATCCGTTGTCTATTTCACCACGGAGTCGGCGGTCGCGGTAATGAGCCCAATCTTTAGCGGTAAAGCGGGATGCAATAGGGTCGCCCAAACCATTACAAACGATTTGTAGTTTTGCCAACCGCGACTTACTGGCGACCAAAGCCTGACCGTGTAGATTATGCCAAAGTTGGATAAGCTCGCTTAGGCGTCGGCGGTCTTCTTTCTTGCCGAGCCAAGGCTTGTCCTCACTTTCATTCTTCGTAAATGTTTCAAATGCCTCGGCCTCACCTTTTGTATTGAAATGCCGACGTATACGCCGCCCTTCCCTACCGTTTGGATAAAGCTCGCATAACCATTTACCATTTTTTTTCTTACTAACTGTCATAGCTACACCGAGGCCGAATTTTTTTATTCACAAAGCGCTATGGCTTCACTGAAAACAGGACCAATATCAGCTCGTTCTAATGGATCGTTAGGGTCTTTTTTTAACACTTCTTTTAAATCTCGCCCTTCCATTTTTCCAGACTTGACGGCGTTCTTAGCCATGCCGCTTAAGGGATATCGTTCATCCGTATCAATGTCATAAACAAAAACGTAGTGACTATTTACACAGGATACTTTTGCATGCTCAAAGGTCAGCGGCCATTTATCACCAAAAGATTTACTATCAATCTCTTTAAACTTCTCTGCGGCTAAGGCTGACGAAGAAAGTGCGATACAGACCATCATTAATAAATACTTTTTCATTACTGCTCCTTATACGTGTTTTTCCAATGTAAGAACTACAGACCCGGCAGGCTTGATGTCTGAAATATTGCATTCAAACTCAGCAGTTTTATTAGACAATCTGACTTTTCCTCCAGGAAGACGAATCACATCAAAAACATCAAGAGCGCCGTCGATATCAATTAACCAACGCCCATTGCTTATGTTCGAAGCCGAACGGTCGACAAGCCAAGAGGAGCCCACACCTTCAACAAAAATCAATTCCTCTGAATCAGATGGTATCATCGAGGGGTCTGGATGCCATGTGCCAGCATCCTTAAGCTCGCCAGATTCAAGCCGGGATTTTTTAATTGAATAACCTGATGTGACCGCTTCCCTGTTTGTTCGCATTTGCCCTTTACCGGTTGCTAACCATTCGAGCGAAACACCGGTATCAAGAGCACAAGTAACCACTACATCACCGGGGAAAAAATCACGCCGTACCCATGTGCTAATCGTTCCAGATGATATCCCGAGTAGATCACCAAGCTCCTTTTGCATAGAAAAACCGTAAGCATCAAGGATGCGTCTCAGAACAGGCTTACCACCGGACGCCATGACCTCTTCATAAAGCGCTTGACCCTTGAGGGTCGCATGTGGTGAGTTTGCTTTTGCAAGTTCCCCTGTTACTAACCATCCGATATCTGCGCCCGTCTCAATAGCACATTCAACAAACACATTGCCCGGCACGCTATCTCTAGCAAGCCAACTGCTTATGTTATTGGCATAAATCCCAAGTTTTTCGCCAAGCTCTTTTTGCGAGCTAAGTCCATAAGCCGAAAGGATTCTTTCGATAGCCGGTGCCGCCCCGTCTCCAAATTTAGCCATGTCTTGCCACCAAAATTAATTTTTGCCATTGCAAAATTAAATTTCGCGAACTAAAGTGACGTTTATCAACCACGATGCACATCATTGCAGTTCACTACAATCAACAGGAGATAATGCGATATGTCAGATGCAAAATCAATCTCGACGCACGACTCGCAAAACTCACAAAATCAAACTGTGCTGTTAGACCCGACTCAGTTTGATGCCATCGTTACTGCAATGCTGCCAGCCCTGCAGACAATGATTCGCTCTGCTATGTCCGACACCATGACAGTGAAAGACTTTGCCGCCACCCGCGGCGTTAGCGAGCGTCTGGTCTGGCAATGGCTTGATGAGGGCATTCTTCTTAAAGCTCCGACCAAAGACTTTTCCAACAAAGAGGAAGCCGGTAAACGAAGCCGCACCCTCGTAAACGTAAAAGCCTGGCGCGACAAACTGACTCAACAAGCGATTGACTGTCGTTACATCGACCAGCGCACCGCTCTTAACTGAATTTGATTATGCAAGTTAGAGGGAACTTAACCATGTTTGATTTTCAGATTTCCAAACATCCCCACTATGACGAAGCATGCCGGGCTTTTGCGCAGCGTCACAACATGGCGAAGCTGGCAGAGCGTGCGGGTATGAATGTTCAGACGTTACGTAACAAGCTCAACCCGGAACAGCCTCACCAGTTTACACCGCCTGAATTGTGGCTACTGACTGACCTGACCGAAGACTCAACCCTTGTTGATGGTTTTCTGGCGCAGATTCATTGTCTGCCATGTGTGCCGGTCAATGAACTGGCAAAAGACAAACTGCAGTCTTACGTCATGCGTGCTATGCGTGAGCTGGGCGAACTGGCGAGCGGCGCGGTCTCTGATGAGCGACTGACCTCTGCCCGTAAGCACACCATGATTGAAAGCGTTAACTCTGGTATTCGCATGTTGTCTTTGTCGGCACTGGCGCTGCATGCACGTTTGCAGACTAATCCAGCAATGACGAGTGTGGTCGATACCATGAGCGGTATTGGCGCGTCATTCGGTCTGATTTGAGGTGCTCATGCTGAAAAATGAACCGTCATTCGCGTCTCTGCTCGTTAAGCAAAGTCCCGGCATGCACTTCGGCCATGGCTGGATTGCAGGTAAGGACGGCAAGCGCTGGCACCCGAGCCGCTCGCAGGCTGATTTGCTGGCTGACCTGTCCACCAAAAAACAGGGGGAATCATGGCTATCGAAGCTGTTTCCGCGAATGTTCCGTTAAAGGCGGGCGAGCGTCTGGCTGGTCTCAATCACGTAGCTGAATTGCGCGCGAGATATTGGGGCGATAGCTGGAAAGAGGTTGAGCATTTTGTCGATGATATGCGCGATAAACGCGATCCACAGTTTGAAGAAAATACTCGGGCGCTGGCCGCTATTTTCTTTCTGGCAAAGATACCGGCGGCTCGTCATGAGCTCGAATTAAGTGAGCTGACTACTGACGAGAAAAAAGCATTGATTACAGCGATGAATCATTTTCGTGCAGTGGTGAGCTTATTTCCAAAACGGCTAACCATGCCGAATTAATCCAAACAGAAATTTAATGGCGTAAACCCGCCGGGCTTCTTATTGCCCGAAATCAGGAGAAATAAATATGCAGAAAGAATTAAAAAACATCTTTGTCGCCGAAAGTGATCCACTCATGGCTGTGATTGACATAGCCAAGCGCGAAGAGCGTAAAGGTCGCGCTCTCGCCGTTTCAATTCGTCTTGAGGCTCTGGCAACACATATCGCAAACAAAGGCTTAAACGGGATTGAAGCGGCAGAACTTCTGCGCCGTGAAGCCACTCGCTATGAAAATGAATCTCAGGAGCTGCATTAATGGCCGACGCAATGGATTTAGCACAACAGCGTGAGCAGGAAGACCGCGAGCGCCACATCAACAATGCGCGCAGCCGTATCGCTGCGCCTTCTCGTTTCCTCTGCGAAGTATGCGACGCACCAATCCCGGAAGCTCGCCGCATTGCGATACCGGGCGTGGCCTTTTGCGTGACCTGTCAGCAAATAGCAGAGCTCAAATCTAAACATTACAGGGGCGTTTAAATGAGTATTCATATCGAAGTTGGCGACAAATGGGTTATTACCAGCGACCAGTATCAATTCATCCTGAATGAAAGGAAAGTCGTTAAGTCAGGTAAAAAATCTGGTGAGGAATGGCTCGACACCATCGGTTATTACCCGAAGATTAACCAGCTTATTTCCGGGCTGATTCATCATCATATTCAGCATTCATCAATTACCACGCTTGACGCAATGGCATCTGAAATTGAGCGTATCGGAGAAATGTGCGCCTCCTCTATCAAGGCGGTGGCATGAGAAAAACACATCAACTAAAAATCCGGCCTGAGTTTTTTCAGGCTGTAATCAATGGAACAAAAAAAGCTGAGTTTCGTCTAGCTGACCGTGCTTTTGCTGCCGGGGATTTACTTTGCTTAAACGAGTATGGCCCCTGCGAGCATGACCCGCAAAAGGTCGGTTTTACCGGCGCTTTTGTCTACGTGCTAGTGACTCATGTAACTGACCTTAACAAGTGGGCTCCTGGCTATGTGATGCTAAGCATACAGCGTAGGCAAGTGGGGGAACTATGCGGGTAAGCGTTAATTATGCTTACCCGTGGAACGCTCCACGGTCGGCAATAGCCAGCCCATATCTCACCTATGACCAACAGTATCGCCGCGACCGTATGCTCGCGGCTTTGCTGCATGCGAGAAAGGTGCTTTCTCTCCAGCCTGAGTGCGTGCGCTTTGACGTTTATCGCACCGCTGCAGTGCTGGAGCAAAATCAGGGCAGTCAACGAGCCAATGCCTTTTTAATCAGCTTCTGCAAAAAGGTATTGCCGCGTCTTGAACTGGTCGCAAAAAAATATGAGTGTGCAGGTATCAACAGCAACGTATCAGCCGCTGTTTTTGGCGGTCATTTTGATACCCAGCTTATGCAATATCTGGCGTCACGCATGGTCAATATGGTTGCCAGATATAACCGCCTCCCGGATATGTCGCGCGCCGATATTGACCTGCTGGCCGCTGATATCGCTAATTTCATTCGCGCTGAACTGGCTGACATTGATGACACCGGATTTAGCGAGCTTAAAACGCTGTACACCTGGTACATGCGAGCCGGTTTCATTTCCCTGCAATTCAACGTTACCCCGCCGCATTGGGAGAGGGTGACAAAGAAATATGTTGGTGAGGATGAAATAGCTCCTGCTATCACTCGCATGTTTAATGAGGTTTGGTGGCGTGGCCGATTACGGCGCATTGCGGCTGCATGGCGCGAACACCTGCACATTGCCGCTGGCAACGTCAGCAAGAAAAGACATGTCTACGCGAGTAAAAACTGCGTGACCGACTGGCGCGAGCAGAAGCGCCGCACGCGTGAATTTCTCAAGGGGCTGGATCTCGAAGACGAAGACGGCAACCGCATCAGCCTGATTGAAAAATACGATGGCTCGGTCGCTAACCCTGCGATACGTCGCTGCGAGCTGATGACCCGCATCCGTGGGTTTGAAAATATCTGCAATGAGCTCGGTTATGTCGGTGAGTTTTATACCCTGACCGCGCCGTCAAAATATCACGCTACAACTAAGGCGGGTTACCGTAACACCAAATGGAAAGGAGCCAGCCCGTCGGACACGCAGAGTTATCTCACCGGCCTTTGGGCGCGCATTCGTGCCAAGTTACATCGGGAAGAAATCCGCATTTTCGGCATCCGTGTTGCCGAACCTCATCACGACGGAACGCCACACTGGCACATGCTTATGTTCATGTTGCCGGAAGACGTCGAGCGCGTGCGCCTCATCATCCGTGATTATGCGTGGGAGGAAGACCGCCACGAACTGAGAAGCGATAAAGCCAAAAAAGCGCGCTTTCATGCCGAGGCCATTGACCCGGAAAAAGGCAGCGCTACCGGCTATGTTGCTAAATACATTTCGAAAAATATCGACGGCTATGCTCTTGATGGTGAAACCGATGACGAAAGCGGTGAGCTGCTGAAAGAGACAGCCCCCGCTGTATCAGCATGGGCGGCGCGCTGGCACATTCGTCAATTCCAGTTTATAGGCGGCGCGCCGGTGACGGTCTACCGTGAATTGCGTCGTCTCGCCGATACCGAGACCGCGCACGGTCTGAGCGTTGAATTTGCCGCCGTCCATGATGCCGCTGACGCCGGTGACTGGGCTGGTTACGTTAATGCACAGGGTGGCCCGTTTGTCCGTCGCGATGATATGCAGGTGCGCACGCTGTATGAACCGCGCGCCGAGTTTAACCAGTATGGTGAGGAAACCGTCTGCATCCGTGGCGTGTACGATTCTGCTGTCGGTGCTGGCACCCCGATTTTAACCCGGCTAACGCAGTGGAAAATTGTGCCGAAGCGTGCCGTTGATTTGGCCGTTGACGTTAAGGGCGCTCCTGCGCCCTCTCGGAGTTCTGTCAATAACTGTACGGGAAGCGAAAGCGATCCACCGATACTGGATTTATCAAAACCACTAAGTCGGCGCGAAAGACGAGAGCTGACCAACCGACTCAGGAAGCAAAAACCAGCAATACGGCGAAAATTCATCCATGGAACGGATGAGCAAAACGCAGCTATAGCGAAAACTATCGACGAGATACATCTGACAACCGGCATAACTATCAGCCGGGGCGAAGCCCTGCACCTGATGGCCGGTGGTAAAAGTTGCTTTAACGGTCGATGGGTGCGCGGAACGTCAAAAGGTGAAATCTTCGCCGCTGCCCCTTCACATCAGGCGCAAGCCAGTAAAATCCTTAGGCGGGTTGCGGTTTTAGCGGAAATGGCATCGAAAAAATAACCGTTAATACTCATCCATATCATGTACATACGGTAATCGCCCTATTCGTTTTTTTTCTTCCCATCTTTTGCCAATACATGCTACTGTATAAATATACAGTAACCCTATGGGAGGGATTTCATGGTTGGCGAACATTTCAGCCGAACGCAGCAAAAGTGGGCTTGTGTGCAATTTATTGCCGAGGTATCTCTGATTGCAAACTGCAAGCCATCAGACTTAAAGCTCGCGCTCACTCTCATTGCAGACCTAGCAAACAGCGAAAATAACGAAACCGAAGATGATATTTTTTATAAGGCTGATTAGATTATGAGAATCAATATCACGTTGGATAAAGAGCAAAAAATTAGTCAGGCAACGTTGGATGCGCTTGAGGCTGAGTTGTACCGAAATCTTCAACCTATTTACCCAAAGACCGCCATTCGCATCCGCAAAGGTTCCGCAAACGGCGTTGAGCTAAGCGGCTTGAAACTGGACGAAGATAAAAAACGAGTAATGGAAATTATGCAGCAGGTATGGGAGGACGATAGCTGGTTGCATTAACAAACGCCGCCGGTGCTGAAACTCGCTTTCAGTATCGGCGGGGTTGAACAACGAGCCCAGCGAGGCGTTAGCTGGTTACCAAATTGACACCGAGCGACAGCAGGTTTGTCACCGCACCGGCAATAACTCCCGGCGTCCCGTCTTTCACCGCACTGATAATCTTATCGCCCATCGTTTCATTACCGCCGAGCGCCTCGGGCTTTTTGTTAAGCACGGCGAGTGCTTTCTCGGTCAGGCGCACATCCCGAAAATAGGTCTGATGGTCTGTTTCATACTGGATGTAGCCATTTTCACTTAAAAAAGTGAATGTACCCTCAACCACACTACGCAACTGATTCAGTGCTTTCATTTCTGGTGAGTTAAGTTGGTCAAAGTAGTCATCAGGTAGCGCGGCGTTAAATTTTTCGTAGGTGATGACCTGTGGCACCGGGAAGTTATCCCATAGCACCGCAAAAACTTCCGCCGTCTGCTGGTTAAATAATTCGAGGTTTTTGGACATGCATAATTCCCTTTCATCAATAGACCCGTTTGCCGATTGGGCAAAAAAGCTGACTGTAATGGCTTCAAATAACGACCTGAGTTCTCGTGAGGTGGAAAGCTACACCGAAAAAATGGTCGAGCAAGCCAGTAAAGATGAGCTTACGGTCGTTATCAAACACCTGTTAAACCACATCAGAATGCACAAATAAAAGGATCTATATCAATATGTTATCTCTCGTTTATGAAAATCCGTGGACGACGATTTTTCTGCTGATTGTTGCCAGCATGTGCCTTAATAGTGTTATTGGCGCATTGCGCGGCCAGTAATCGCGACAAAACCAGACCCAAACCGGCACCGTGAATGCCGGTTTTTTTATGCCATTTTCCCGCGATTTCCCCGTTTTTTAGCCATGCATGCAACAGGTGCATGGTTTTGCATGCGTCAGGCTTGCCCGTTCTGGCCGTGCGCCGCCAGAGCTGGCGCGGATCCAGAGTGGTCATGCACCTGCATTAAAACCGACCCGTAAAGCGGGCAGGCGTGGCGGGGAAAGCATTGCGCGCCAGCGGTGGTGCGTGATGATAAAAATTATCGTCTGAGCGCGTCGTGATGGCGCGGTCGTGGTTGCTGTCGGTTCGTTGGTGGTCTGGTGTGGTCGTGCGCGCGTGGCGCGTCTGAGGCGTGATGGTGGCGGGGTATGAAAAAGCCGCCATGCTGGCGGCTTGAGGGGGATTATTCCGGGTTGTCGAGGGTGTACTCTTTGAACCTGATGACTTCCATGCCGAGCCAGTCGTTTACCTCTCTGAACCTGTCCTGCAGGGGCGACAGCTCGTTACGCACGAACACCTTTGCGACCTTCTCAACGTCGCCGAGTGAGCCGATATTCTCGGGCTTGCCGCCCATAAGCTGGAACGGTACCCGGTGCGCGTCCATCAGGTCGGCGGCGCTGGCTTTCTTGATGTTGAAAAAGTCATCCTTTGTGGCGACCTCGCTCAGTGGCACGATTTTAATGCCGTCCGGTTTTCCGCCGGGGGCATAGAAAAACAGGTTCTTAAAGTTCCCGAGCCCTTTCGAGTTGCGCATCGCCTCGCGCAGCGATTCGACATCGGTCGCACTCTGCGCCGGGTCGGTCACATACATGATGTAACCTGCGTGCGCGCCGTTCTGGTAATACTTGCGGCGAAACAGCGTCGCGGATTCATTCAGCCAGGCGGAATTAAGCGCGCTGAGATATTCGGGCAGGCCGTAAATCTCCTGATTAATATCGGGCTCCAGCAGGTGAAACACGGTATCAGGCGCGAACTCATGCGGCAGAGTGAAGTTTTCCACAAACCAGAAAATCGAATCGTCGACCCCGCGCCGAGTATATTTGGCCGGTGAGGCAAGCAGCTTGATTAACTGGCCGGTGACGCTGTGGCGCTGCTCAAGAAAGGCGTTGCCGAATACCAGATAGTCGAGCGCAAAGCGGCTGAAATCCTGACGGGATAACAGCGGGTGCGGAATGTAGGTGCTCGCGAGCACGTTGCGTTTAACGTAAATCGGTGAGCTGTGATGTACAGCAGAGCGCAGGCTCTTTGCCAGCCCGGAGAAACTGACCGGCGGCTCGTACCATTTGCCGTTACTGATGCACTCGACGTAATCCAGAATGTCGCGCTTATCGAGTACCGGCACAGGCTCGCCAAAGGTGAACGCCTCCATTTTTTGCGGGGCGCTGGCGGTCAGGACAACTTGTTTGCGTGGCTTGCGCTTGCTCATGCCGCCACCTCACCCGCTGCAACAGCGAAAGACCAGTCGCAGCCAAACAGCAGCCGATAATCATCGTCGCTGTATTCGTGTTTAATTTCCTCGGGCGCAAAGAGATTGCACCCGCGCTGGCATGCTGCATCCAGAGTGACCGACTGACGCCAGACACCATCTGTGCAAAATACGCTGTCGCCGGTATTGATGAGCGGTGACGGTCGATGCCTGCGGGTTGTGCCGTTCCATACCCGGAAAGCGTCATGATTATCAGAGGGCGAGGTAAACATCGTCAGGCGGTGGCGCTTATGGCAGGCGATAGCCGCCGCGACTTTTGCCGCCCTTAGCGGGTTATTGAACCATGCGAACTCATCAAGGTAGACGTTACCGGCCAGTGCGGCGCAATGGGATTCCTCGCCGACAAAGCTGATAATCGCACCGCCGTCGAGCTGCAGGCTGTGGCCGTTGCTCGTCAGACGGACGCCGACGCGCGCCGAAAGGTTGCTCATGTACATCAGCGCCACCCGCGCATGCTCAATAGTGTGAGCAAACCAGACCTGATTATCGCCCGTTGTCAGCGCATCGAGCAGCGCCTCACGGCTAAAGAGCTGCGTTGCGCCAATCTGGCGCGATTTGGTGATGCTACGGTCGGTATTGAGTTTCCCGACACGCAACCATGTTGCCTGATAGTCAAAGCTGTCACTGTGCAGAATATCGGCCACTGCCTGAATCTGGCTTTGTGAGAAAACGTTATTTTTCATTAATTAAACTCCAAAATAGATTTAGGCTGCATGCCGCTACCGGCGGAAAGCGGTTCGTTTAACAGAGCGTGCATGGTCGCCCATGCGATATCGGCGTGACTGGCTTCCTCGGTGCGGCTGGCCTCATAAGTGGCGCTGCGCCCGCTGCTGGTCATGGTTTTGCGGATGGACATAAACGACTGCGTGACGTCGGTCGCCCCGGCGTCGTACTCCAGACAGCCGCGGCGAATGGTGTCTTTTGCCTTGAGCACCATCGCGGTTTTCATTTCGGGGGTGTAACGGATGCCGCGTGCCGCCGGGTAGAATGACCGCACCAACTGGAACACGCCGAGACCGAGGCCGGTTGCGTCAATGCCGATGTATTCGACGTTGTATTTCTCGGTCAGTTTGCGGATGCACTCTGCCTGCGCGGCAAAGTCCATGCCTTTCCACTGGTGGCGCTCCAGCATGCGGAACTTGCCACCCGAGACCACCGGCGGTGCGAGCACGACGCACCCGGCGCTGTCGCCGGTGTGTGACGGGTCGTAGCCAATCCAGACAGGACGCGAGCCGAACGGGTGGTCGGCAAACGGGGCGAAGTCCTCCCATTCTTCCATCACGTCGACCATGCAGCGCTGCAGCTCCTCGAACGGGAATACCGACGCTTTATCGTCGACAAACTCGCACATAAACAGGTTCTTAAAGTCCTCATCACTGTTTTCGCGTTTGAGCTGGTCGAGGTCGAACAGGGTGCAGCCACCGGCAAGGGCGTCCTCAATAGTGACAATCTGCCGCCACTGTCCATCGTCGCAGAGCTGGCCACCGGCGAGCGCGCCGTGGCTGATGTCGATTTCGATGCGGTCGGCAATACGGCTGCGCCCCTTGTTGAACAGCTCGCCAGACCAGAAGGGATAAGCGCCGTGCGCCAGTGTGGAAGGTGTCGAAAAGTAGGTTGAGCGCAAGTGCTTCTGCGAAGCCATGCCCGAGGCGACTTTGCGCAGCTTCTGAAAATTCGGGATCCAGAATATTTCATCGACATACAGGTCGCCGTTATGGCTCTGCGCGGTGTTGGAATTGGTACCGAGAAAAATCAGCTTCGCGCCGTTGTTGCCGATGACAATCGGGTCGCCCGTCAGGTCGACGTCGACCAGTCGCGCAAACTGGATGATGTATTCACGGAACACGTAAGCCTGCGTTTTACTGGCTGACAGAAAGATTTGGTTATGGCCGGTCTTGAGCGCGCGCAGCAGCGCCTCGCGGGAGAAATAGAACGTCGCGCCAATCTGGCGGGATTTGAGAATGTCGCGAATACGGTGCGACAGTCCTGCGCGGTACCACTGCAACTGGTACTCGAAAGACTGGTCGAAAAATAATTCCTCCAGTTTCTCTATAGCCTCGTCGCTGAAAAAGTTCTTTTTCGGCTTCTTGCGCTCACCCTTGTTGCGGTTGGCGACATTGGGGTTAAGGTCGACCTCGTTGCCGGTCTGGCTGTAGCGGTTAACGCGCGCCAGTCGCTCAATCTGCCGCCCGAGCAGGTCAATCTCTTTGAAATCGCCGCCTGACTTTTGCGGCTTGGCGATGAGCTGAATCAGGCGCGCCTCAAGGCTGCTTTCGACGCGGGAAATCGGTGCGATGCCGTCCCAGCCGTCGCGCTGCTTCCAGCTCTGCACGGTCGGGCGCTTGACCTGCAGCATTTCGGCAATCTGTGGCACGGAAAAACCCTGCCAGTAAAGCAGCGATGCCTGCCGTCGCGGGTCATGCAACAAGGTTGTATCGGTGGAGATGGTCATTGATGCCTCGCCGTAGTGGATTCAGGGCAAGGCTACTTAATGGCCGTCAGTGATTCGCTAAGGTGCTGTTGTGTGGGCGGTTGTCCAGTCGTCATTGGTGGTCTGGCGTGCCCTGAGTCTGGAAACTGGCGTTGACCAGTAACCCCAACCTCAGGACTCCTGACAATGGCAAAAAAAGTCTCAAAGTTCTTCCGCATCGGCGTCGAGGGTGATACCTGCGACGGGCGCATTATCAGCGCCAGCGATATTCAGGAAATGGCCGAAACCTATGACCCGCGCGTCTACGGTTGCCGTATCAACCTTGAACACCTGCGCGGCCTGCTGCCCGATGGCGTATTCAAGCGCTATGGCGATGTCGCCGAGCTGAAAGCCGAGAAGATTGACGACGATTCTGCGCTTAACGGCAAATGGGCGTTGTTCGCTAAAATCACCCCGACCGATGACCTTATCGCGATGAATAAAGCCGCGCAGAAGGTCTACACCTCAATGGAAATTCAGCCGAATTTTGCCAATACCGGCAAATGCTACCTTGTCGGCCTTGCGGTCACCGATGACCCGGCGAGCCTCGGCACTGAATACCTCGAATTCTGCCGCAACGCGAAGCACAACCCTCTGCAGCGCTTTAAGGCCAACCCTGAAAACGTCTTTTCCGCTGCCACGCTGGCCGAACTGGAATTTGAAGACGTTCCCGACACGGTGCTAAACAGCCTGGCCGATAAGGTGAAAGCCATTTTCAGCCGCAAGCAGGTTAGCGACGATGCGCGCCTGAATGATGTGCATGAAGCGGTGACCACCGTCAGCGAGCATGTGCAGACCAACCTGACCAGACAGGAGGAGCGCATTTCCGGTATGGAAGCCGCGTTTGCTTCTTTCAAACAGGAAGTGACCGGCAAGGTTGACGAAACCAGCCAGGCATTTTCCGCCCTGAAAACCACCCTCGACAAAACCGAAAGTTTCAGCCAGCCGCGACGCACAAAAGCCAGCGGCGGTGGCGGCGATGAGCTGCTGACCGACTGCTGATAAAGCGCAGACCGAAACCGGGCGGTAACCCCGCCCGATGCTGTGACTAACCGATTAATTCAAACAGGAAATACTATGCGTCAGGAAACCCGCTTTAAGTTCAATGCCTATCTGACCCAGCTCGCCAAACTGAACGGCATCAGCGTTGATGACGTCAGCAAAAAGTTCACCGTCGAGCCGTCCGTCACGCAAACGCTGATGAACACCGTGCAGGCGTCATCCGCATTTTTGCAGACGATTAACATTCTGCCGGTCGCAGAAATGAAGGGCGAGAAAATCGGTGTCGGCGTGACAGGTACCATCGCCAGCACGACCGACACCTCGGGCGACAAAGAGCGTCAGACCGCAGATTTCACCGCGCTTGAGTCCAACAAGTACGAGTGCAATCAGATTAACTTTGACTTCCATCTGACCTACAAACGCCTCGACCTGTGGGCGCGTTTTCAGGACTTCCAGCGCCGCATCCGCGACGCCATCGTCCAGCGTCAGGCGCTGGATTTCATCATGGCCGGGTTCAACGGTACCACCCGCGCTGATACCTCAGACCGCAGCAAAAACCCGATGCTGCAGGATGTGGCCGTCGGCTGGCTGCAGAAGTACCGCAACGAAGCCCCGGCGCGCGTGATGAGCAACATCACCGACGCTGACGGTAAGGTCGTTTCGGCGGTGATTCGCGTCGGTAAGAACGGCGACTATGAGAACCTCGACGCGCTGGTGATGGACGGTACCAATACCCTGATTGACGAGATTTATCAGGATGACCCGAAACTCGTTGCCATCGTTGGCCGTAAGCTGCTGGCTGACAAATATTTCCCGCTGGTCAACAAACAGCAGGAAAACACCGAGTCGCTCGCGGCGGATATCATCATCAGCCAGAAGCGAATCGGCAACCTGCCAGCCGTGCGCGTGCCGTACTTCCCGGCGAATGCGGTATTTGTCACCACGCTGGAAAACCTCTCTATCTACTTCATGGATGAGAGCCATCGCCGCAGCATTGATGAGAACCCGAAAAAAGACCGCGTGGAAAACTACGAGTCGATGAACATCGATTACGTCATCGAAGCGTATGCCGCCGGGTGCCTGCTGGAAAACATCACCCTGGGCGATTTCACCGCGCCAGAAGCACCGGAAGGCGGAGAGTAAACCCATGACGAGCCCCGCACAGCGTCACATGATGCGGGTCTCGGCCTCTCAAGCCGCGCAGCGGGAACAAGCCCCGCTGCGCCACGCAACCGCCTACGAGCAGATGCTGGTAAAGCTGGCCGATGACCGCCGCACGTTGAAAACCATCCGTTCAAACGAACTGAAAGCCGCGAAAAAGCGCGAGCTGCTGCCGTTCTATGCGCCGTGGGTCGCCGGTGTGCTGGCTGATGGCCGTGGCGCACAGGATGACATTCTGATGACCGTCATGCTGTGGCGTCTCGATGCCGGTGATATCGCTGGCGCGCTGGAGATTGCGCCCTACGCGCTGAAATACGGCCTCACCTCAGACCATCGTCGCACCACGCCTTACATGCTGGTTGAGGAGGTGGCACTTGCCGCACTGCGCCTGCGCGATGCCGGTGAGCCTGTCGACCTTGCATTACTGCTGACCACCCTCAGCCTGACCGACGGCGCTGACGTTCCCGATATGGTGCGCGCCCGTCTGCATAAGGTGACTGGCCTGACCCTGCGCGATACCGGTCAGAGCGCCGAAGCGCTGGCGCAGTTTCAGCGCGCGATGCAGCTCGACCGCAACGCCGGTGTACGCAAAGAGATTGAGCGGCTGGAGCGCGCATTGAAGCCAAAGCCAGAGGCCGCGCCCCGTAAAACGACTAAACCGCGCACGCGCAAACCTGCCACCAAACCGGCGGCAAAGCGCGGGCGTCCACCAAAGGCGGTAAAAACCGCCGGTTAACTGAACGCTCCCCGAGCCGGGCGGCACGCCGGTCAAAGCGGGTTTTGACCCTGACGGCGACTGGCGTCCACCGCCCAACCTAATGAGGTTGTCATGACGACAGTAATACTGAATCAGCCCGACGAACCGCAGGACGTACCGGGCGTGGTGATTCCCGCACCGGAGACGGGCGACGCAGTGATTAAAAACACGTTCTTTTTCCCTGACGTGGATCCGAAGCGGGTGCGCGAGTTGATGCGCCTTGAGCAGACGGTTTCCGATGCGCGCCTGCGCAACGCCATCAAGACCGGCATGGCGGAAACCAATGCGGAGCTTTACGACTATCGGCTGCGCCAGATTGCTGCAGGGTTTAAGCAACTGGCCGACGTGCCTGACGCCGAGGAAATCGACGGCGAGAATGTGCGCGTTTTCCACTACCTCAGCGCCGTGACGGCGATGGCGACCGCCACCCTGTATGAGCGTTATCGCGGGGTTGAGGCCACCGGCAAGGGTGACAAAAAAGCCGACAGCGTCGAAACCACCATTGATGACCTGTGGCGGGATATGCGCTGGTCGGTCTCGCGCCTGCAGGATAAGCCGCGCTGCATCGTGGGTCAGCTCTGATGAAAGTCTACGCGATGCAGGGCGACACCCTCGACGCGCTTTGCGCCCGGTATTACGGGCGCACTGAGAACGTGGTCGAGACGGTGCTGCAGGCTAATCCCGGTCTGTCTGAGCTGGGCGTCATTCTGCCGCATGGCACGGCAATTGACCTGCCCGACGTGGCATCGTCACCCGTAACAGAAACTATCAACCTTTGGGAGTAAACCATGACAGAAGGGGAAAAAGGCGTCCTGTCACTGTTTGTGATTGGCGTGATGATTGTTGTCGGAAAAGTGCTGGCGGGTGGTGAGCCCATTACCCCGCGCCTGTTTATCGGCCGCATGCTGCTCGGCGGTTTTGTTTCAATGGTCGCCGGTGTTGTTCTGGTGCAGTTTCCAGATATGTCACTGCCTGCCGTTTGTGGGATTGGATCCATGCTCGGCATTGCAGGTTATCAGGTGGTGGAAATCGCCATTCAGCGCCGCTTTAAGTCACAACAGGGGGATAGCGATGCCGGTCATTAATACTCACCAGAATATCGCCGCGTTTCTGGACATGCTGGCCTATTCCGAAGGGACGGCGACGCATCCGCTGACGAAAAATCGTGGTTACGACGTCATTGTCACTGGCATTGATGGCAAGCCGGAAATTTTCGCCGACTACACCGACCACCCTTTCGCACATGGCAGACCAGCGAAAGTGTTTAATCGACGCGGCGAAAAATCCACGGCATCAGGGCGTTACCAGCAGCTTTATCTCTACTGGCCGCACTATCAGAAACAGCTCGCATTGCCTGATTTCAGCCCGTTGTCGCAGGACAAACTTGCGATTCAGTTAATCCGGGAGCGCGGTGCCATTGAGGATATTAAAGCGGGGCGTATTGAGCGAGCAATTTCACGTTGCCGCAATATCTGGGCGTCGCTGCCGGGTGCAGGTTACGGCCAGCGTGAGCACAGCCTCGACAAACTGGTCACTGTGTGGCGCACGGCTGGCGGGGTGATGGCATGAAAATCCTGATAACGCTGCTGGTGCTGGCCGTGCTCGGGCTGCTGTGGTTGCGCCATGAGAACGGCAATTTATCCCGCTCCTTTGAGACGGCAAACCGCGTCGCAAGCGAACAAAAGACGACGATTGGCATGCTGAAAAATCAGCTCAGTGTTGCCGGTCAGCTTGCCCGACGTAATGAATCCGCGCAGGTGGAACTGCGCGAACAGCTCGCAAAGGCCAGCGCAGAGGCCAGCCGCCGTGAGCAGACGATAACGAGGTTACTTAATGAAAATGAAGCCTTTCGCCGCTGGTATAACGCTGCTTTGCCTGATGTTGTGCGTCGGCTGCACACCCGCACCGCCTGCGCCAGCGCCGGTGATTGTGGTGAGCGGATGCCCGAGGGTGAGCCTTTGCCCGATGCCGGGAAGTGACCCGAAAACCAATGGCGACCTGAGCGCGGATATCCGCCGCCTTGAGGGCGCGCTGACCGCCTGCGCGCTGCAGGTTAAAACCGTCAAACACTGTCAGGATGAACTCGATGCAGAAGCACAAAAGCCTGCGCAAAGCGCTGATTAACGCCGTGCCGCAGCTCCGAAACAACCCCGATATGCTGCGCCTGTTTGCCGACAACGGCCATACCGATTCCCGACTGGCGAGCTCGCTGTCGTTTGAAAAGGTGTACGTGCTTAACGTGGTGGTGACCGACTTCACCGGCGACCTCGATTTGATATTCGTGCCGGTGCAGGCGTGGCTGCGTGAACATCAGCCGGACATTATGACCACCGACGACGGGCGGGAAAAAGGATTCACCTGGATTATTGATATCAATAACGACGATTCGCTCGATATCAGTATCAGCCTGAAGCTCACCGAGCGCACGCTCGTCAAAGAGGTCGACGGCGCGCTGCATGTCAGCTATGCCCCTGAGCCACCGCTGCCTGAGCCGGTGACGCGCCCGGTCGAGCTGTACGTTAACGGCGAACTGGTGAGTAAGTGGGATGAGTGAGTTAACCGCGCTGCAGGAACGCCTTGCCGGTCTGATTGCCAGCCTGTCACCGGCGGCGCGTCGGCAAATGGCGGCTGAGATTGCGAAAAAGCTGCGTACCAGTCAGCAACAGCGCATCAAGCGTCAGCAGGCACCCGACGGCACCCCGTATGCGGCACGAAAGCGCCAGCCGGTGCGGAGCAAGAAAGGTCGGATTAAACGTGAAATGTTCGCCAAACTGCGCACCAGTCGCTTTATGAAAGCCAAAGGCAGCGACAGTGCGGCGGTGGTGGAGTTTACCGGCAAGGTGCAGCGCATGGCGCGGGTGCATCAGTACGGGCTCAAAGACCGGCCAAACCGCAACAGCCGAGATGTGCAGTACGATGCCCGCCCGCTGCTCGGTTTCACCCGCGACGATGAGCAGATGATTGAAGACGTCATTATCAGGCACCTCGGCAAATAAATATTGTGTGAACCACCACCGGAGCCGCGCGAATTGGCGCGACGCCAGACCAGAGGCATCCTTGCACTATGAATACGTTATCCACGATACAGGAGCTCGCGCGCGCGATTCGCAACCTCATCCGCTCAGGTGTGGTGACTGAGGTCGATACCGTGCAGGGGCTGTGCCGCGTACAAAGCGGCGGGATCCAGACTACATGGCTGAACTGGCTGACTACCCGCGCCGGTCGTTCGCGGACGTGGTGGGCTCCCTCGGTCGGTGAGCAGGTTCTGCTGCTGGCAATCGGTGGCGAGCTTGATACCGCTTTCGTGCTGCCGGGTATTTTCTCCGACGATAACCCCGCTCCGTCAGCCTCGGCGGATGCGTGGCATGTGGCTTTCCCTGATGGTGCGGTCATTGAGTACGAGCCCGAAACCGGCGCGCTGACGGTCAGCGGCATAAAAACGGCCGACGTGACGGCATCGGAGTCCATCACCGCAACCGTGCCGCTGGTACTGGTGAAAGCCTCGACCAGTATCACCCTCGACACCCCGGAGGTGATTTGCACCAACAAGCTGACGACGGCGACGCTTGAGGTGCAAAAGGGCGGCACGATGAAAGGCAATATCGAGCATACCGGCGGGTCACTGTCATCTAATGGCAAGGTACTCCACACCCATAACCACCCGGGCGACAGCGGCGGGCAAACGGGGGCACCGTTATGACGGCGCGCTATCAGGGTATGAACCGAAATACCGGCCTCGGCATCAGCGACACTGAGCACATCAGCCAGAGCATGCGCGACATACTGCTCACGCCGGTCGGCTCGCGGGTGATGCGCCGTGAATATGGCTCGCTTCTGTCGGCGCTGATTGATATGCCGCAAAACCCGGCGCTCAGGCTGCAAATTATGGTGGCGTGCTATTCGGCAATCCAGAAGTGGGAGCCGCGCATCAGGCTTACCGCCATCAGCTTTGAGACCGGCGACGCTGGCGAAATGTATGTCGATATTATCGGGATGCGTACCGATACCGGTGCGTCAGTTTCAACCACTGTTTCACTGAGTTAAATCACTATGGCAACCGTTGACCTGAGTCAGTTACCCGTTCCCGATGTGGTTGAGGAACTGGATTATGAAACTATCCTTGCGGAACGCATTGCGACGCTGATTTCGCTATATCCCGAAGACCAGCAGGAGGCCATTGCCCGGACGCTCACACTTGAGTCAGAGCCGATTGTTAAGCTGCTGCAGGAAAACGCCTACCGTGAAGTTATCTGGCGTCAGCGGGTGAATGAAGCCGCGCAGGCGGTGACGCTGGCCTACTCCGCCGGTAACGACCTCGACGTCGTGGCCGGGAACAACAATACCGAACGCCTGACCATCACCCCGGAGGATGACACCACCATCCCGCCGACACCTGCCGTTATGGAATCTGATACTGACCTGCGACTGCGCACGCAACAGGCGTTTGAGGGATTGAGCGTGGCGGGTCCGGTCGGCGCATATGAGTATCACGGTCGCAGCGCCGACGGGCGGGTCGCTGACGTTTCGGTCGCAAGTCCGTCGCCAGCCTGCGTGACGATTACTGTGCTATCGCGCGAGGGTGACGGCACCGCCAGCCCTGAACTACTGGAGATTGTTGATAAAGCGCTGAACGCCGAAGATGTGCGCCCGGTGGCTGACCGGGTTACCGTCCAGTCAGCCGAGATTGTGCCGTACCAGATTGACGCGACGCTCTACGTTTACCCCGGTCCCGAATCTGAACCCATCAGGCAGGCATCAGAGCAGAAGCTGCAGAGCTACATCAGCGCGCAGCACCGCCTCGGGCGTGATATCCGTCTGTCAGCCATTTATGCGGCGCTGCATGTTGAGGGGGTGCAGCGTGTCGAGCTGGCATCACCGCAGGCCGACATAGTGCTGAGTAAGTCGCAGGCGTCGAACTGCACCGAGTACCAGATAACTATCGGGGGCTCGGATGAGTGACAGGCTGTTACCCGTTGGCTCGTCGCCGCTGGAAGTTGCCGCCGCTGCTGCACTCTCTGAGATTCAGCGCGTGCCAGTACCGTTGCGCACTCTGTGGAACTGGCGTACCTGCCCGGTAAACCTGCTGCCGTATCTGGCGTGGGCGCTGTCGGTCGACAGGTGGGATGAGAAGTGGCCGGAAGCGACAAAGCGCAGCGTCTGCGCCTCCTCCTTTTTCGTCCATCAGCACAAAGGCACCATCAGCGCATTGCGTCGGGTAGTTGAGCCGCTCGGCTTTCTGATTGAGGTGCGCGAGTGGTGGCAGCTCGACGAGGAGCCAGGCACATTCCGCCTCGTTGTCGGTGTGCTCGACAGCGGCATCACTGACGAAATGTATCAGGAGCTTGAGCGCCTGATTGAAGACGCCAAACCGGCAAGTCGCCACCTGACCGGGCTGGCTATCAGTCTGAGCTCGACCGGCGAACTGTATGTCGGCGCGGGATGCTATCACGGCGACGCGCTGACTGTTTACCCCTACACCCCCGAGGAAATTGTCGTCGGCGGTGAATATTACCCGGCCTCGGCCATCCATTTGATTGATAACCTGAGAGTGAACGCATGACCGCAAAATATTTTGCCATTCTGACCAATCAGGGCGCGGCGCGACTGGCGAACGCGGCGGCACTCGGCACCAAGCTCAACCTGACGCAGATGGCCGTCGGTGATGCTAATGGTGTGCTGCCGACCCCTGACCCGGCGCAGACGAAGCTCATTAACCAGAAACGCATTGCGCCGCTGAACCTGCTGACCGTTGACCCGGCCAATACCAGCCAGATTATCGCGGAACAGATTATTCCCGAGAATGAGGGCGGTTTCTGGATCCGCGAGATTGGTCTTTACGATGATGACGGCATCCTGATTGCCGTGGCGAACTGTCCGGAGACCTACAAGCCGGAACTGCAGGAGGGAAGCGGACGCACTCAGACCATTCGCATGATTCTGATTGTATCGAGCACGTCGGCTATTACCCTGAAAATCGACCCGTCAGTCGTACTTGCTACACGCCAGTATGTTGACAGCCAGCTGCGCGCGCATGAGCAGTCACGTAATCACCCGGATGCGTCAACGACAGAGAAAGGTTTTGTGCAGCTCAGCAGCAGTGTGACCAGTGACAGCGAATCGCAGGCGGCAACATCGAAGGCCGTTAAAATTGCGATGGACAATGCGAATGCTCGGCTGGCTAAAGAACGCAATCTCGCTGATTTACCTAATCCGGCACTGGCCCGCCAGAATCTGCAACTGGGTAACAGTTCGACGAAAAACATCGGTACAACTGCCGATACCGTTGCGGCGGGTGATGATGCACGTATCACCGGCGCGATGCAGAAAAACCAAAACGGCGGGGATATTCCTGACGTGGCGAAGTTTCTCCAAAACCTTGGTTCAGGCGATGGCACTCTTAATGGACGCCTGCTCAATATCAGGGTATTAACCTCATCAGGAAATTACACCCCAACCCTCGGAACCAAAAAAATTAAAGTCACTGTGATTGGCGGCGGTGGCGGTAGTGGTGGCGTGCCGGCTACCACCTCATTTCAGTATGCCGCGTCAGGTGGCGGGGCGGCGGGTAGTTCCGTCGTGTCTCTGATTGACGTAAGCACACTAACATTTCCTCTTTCTTACACAATCGGGGCGGGGGGC